CTTCACCGGTCACTCTCCGGAGATCGAGAGGGCCGCCCTGGAGGCGCTTGGACTCGGGCTTCCCATATCGGATCCGAAGCGCGTAGCCTATCGCCTCAGTCCTGCCAGGATAGAGGACGGAATGGTCCGCTGGTGCTATCACAACTCGGAATTCAAGGACAGGCTCCAGGAACTCTGGACCTCGATCACCGATGGCATCAACTCGCTGTAGGAGGCGCGGGCGCGCTGCGGTGGTGGGCGCGTGCGCCGTGGTGCTGGCGGCAATGCCGTCCTTGTTGATCTGCAGGATACGCCTGGCGGTCGTTTTGTCCGGGGTGTCCATGTACAGATCCCGCAGCCAGCGGCCATCCTCGTCGCACTCCGTCAGCTTGTAGCCGCCCTTGGCCCCGGTCATCATGGCGATCAGGTTGTCAATGCTGATTTGAATGTTTCGGTTGGAGGTATTGATGGCGTCGTTCTGCCGGTTGCGCAGTTCATTGCGTGCCGCTGACTGCTGGCGGGTGTAGGTTTTCTGCTGCTTGGTGGACAGCTCCAGCGTCCGCCCGGCAGGGTTCTGAAGCGGAATGGTCAGCTTCATAACCGGAAGGACAATATCCATGCCATAGGGCTTGGCAAGGCAGTGGACACGGTCGCCTTCGGCAAAGGCGTTATAGTCGTGTCCCAATTCCGAAAGGTCGGCGGCCGTCAGCGTCAGGGACATGGTCTCAAACTGGGTGCCGGAAAGCCACTCTTCCGCCTTGCGCTTCAGATTCTGGGGTTTTGTCACATCGTCCCAGGTATTTGTCGCCCAGACCCAGCCGAATTGCTCCACCGCTTCCTGGCTGAACACATAGTTTTTTCCGTCGTTGACGGAGGTAATGTCCACCCGCTTTTCCAGCGTGTCGATCTCGGATCTATCCTCCAGGGTCGCGCCGAGCGGAATCAGCGCCGTCGCCACGTCCTCGGCGGAGGTGGTTTCGGAATAGTCCAGCAGATTCAGTCCAAATTCAATAGGCTGGGTGCTGTAATTGCCGTACTGCTCGATGCTGACCCAATCCAAAATCAGCTGACCGTCCGCATGACGCAGCCGCAGGTAGCCGCCCAAACGATCCACCAGCTTGTCCCGGATGGCTTCCAGGGTGCTTTCGTAGTTGGTATAGCGGTAAAGGCTGTTGTTGGGATCCGTGATGGAGACATAGCCGAGCCGGATCTGCTTGCGCGGCTCCACCTGACTGTTGTGGATCTCCAGCATTTTCCCAAGCAGCGCCGCCGGAGAAATATCATGGTATTCCGCCTGCGGCTGAATGGAGTCGGCCAGAAAGCTCAAAGCTCCGGTGCAGTAGATCTGCTTATTCTTATTACGGTCGATGTTCGGGGTCTTCCGCACCTCCCCATAAAAAATCTCCGTGTCGTCCCGAAACACAGAGAGCATGGACTTGCGGCAGAAAATGCGGTCATAAAGCGAATTGTTCAGAGGAACCGTCGCGGTAAACACACCGGCGTATCCCGGCTCCAGCTCCAGAACCGGATCTGTCAGCATGGCGGAGGGATGGTCCGCGTGATACAGCACATAGCCGTCCAGCTTGACTTTATACATCAGATCACCCTCCTTCGGAATAAGACCCGCAGGCTGCCACGCCCGGAGAAATTCAGCGTCAGATCGTTGTCACTCACCAGCAGTTCTGCCAGTCGGTTTTCGCCTTTCTGCAGAAGATAATCATCTCCGTCCACGGTCATTTTCAGCCCTGTCTCGCCAATCTCGGAAACCACCACGCTGACGACAAAAGGCACGGCGCTGTGCGGGATGGCGCAGGCTGCGGTGGGACTGTCCACCGTGAGCGTGATTTGAATGGGATCGTCGATAACGCCCAGCTCAAAGTCAAAGGGATCCCAGAGCCAATTGGAGCTGCTGTTATCGTTGAGACTGTATCCGTAGGGATCTGCCTGCGGGATACGCAGCTTGAAGGTACCGATCTCCCGCGCACGGTTGAAGTCGGTCACTTCGGCACGTCCTTCCCAGTAATAGCCGGGGAAATCATCAAAGACAACGCGTACACGCTTTCCATGCAGAAGAATGCGGAGTGTAGAGACAAAGGACTGCCATCTGCCGCGCTCCAGCTTCCCGCCGAGGCTTATTTCAATGCTGCGCTTCTTAAACACGGGCCGGCCGGTCAGCGCTTCGGAGTAATCCAGAAAGCCGTCCGCGCCGGGGACGTCCAGATAAAATGTCTCCTGTTCAGGCTCCCCGATGCAGTTGTTGTTGCCAATGGCAAGCCCCCAGTCCCGGAACGTATGATAGCTTTTTCCGGTAGCTATCACCGTAATGGTCGCACCGTTTGTCATGCTGCTCATCGATACACCTCCTGCGCGGCCAGAATACCCAGCTGACGATTCAGGCCGGGAGCCAGCTTCCCAACCAGCGTGCCGCCATCCAGATAGATGCCCTTCTCGCTGTTCCGGGCAATCACCGCCAGATACCTCTCCATGCCGCTCATGTTCAGCTTGCTGTCCAGCATGGCCTCCAGCTTGGTATAGAAGCTCTTCAGCGGCAGAATGGCCTCCGGGCCTGCTTCGCCGCCGGCCATGAGACTGGAGCCGTTGAAGCCGAACAACGTCGGGTCGGTCATAATGCCGCCTTCCTTATACCAGGAAATAGATAAACGCGGCACACGGGGCGGATTCAGAGAGAAGCTGCCGCTGATGCTGAAGTGGGGCAGCTTGATATGCGGCAGAGACAGCTTACAGTTGGCAAAGAAGCGCTTAATGCTGCCAAGCGCGTTGCTGACGTGTGTCTTTGCCGCATCGATCGGCGCGGTGATGGCATTCTTGATGCCGTTCCACACGGAGGCGGCCGTGCTCCTGATGCCGGTAAACACCGAGGACAGGGTCGTTTTTACGGAATTGAACACCGTGGTCACCTTGGTTTTCACGCCGTCCACGACCGTGGAAATGGCGGTCTTGATGCCGTTCCAGATGGTGGAGGCCGTGGCCTTTATGGCGTTAAACACTGTAGATACAGTTGTTTTGACACCGTTCACCACCGCGCTGATTTTTGCGCTGATCGCCGACCAGATGGTGCCGACGGTCGTCTGGATGGCGCTCATCACCGTAGAGAGTGTCGTGGAGACGGCATGGATGGCATTGCCTACCGTGGTCTTGATACTCTCCCAAATGCTGGTGATGGTATCGCCGCAGTTCTGCCAGATCAGCTGGAACGGAAGTGTGATGATGTCCCATGCCGCCTCCAGCAGAGAGCCGATGAACTGGATACCCACGCTGACAACATTTTTGATGGTCTCCCAGGCATCCGCGAGGAAACCGGTGATGCCGTTCCAGATGTTCGTGAAGGTAGCCGATACCGAAGTCCACACTTCCTCCCAGCTGGTACCGAACCAGCCGAGAACCACATCTGCCACACTCTGAATAACATTCAGGTAATTGGAAAAGGTATTACAGATGAAATCCCAGACCCCGCCGAACACTTCCTTAACGCCCGTCCAGAGCTGCTCCCAGTTCCCGGTAAACAGGCCAATGAACACATCCACAATGCCAAGAATGACGTCCAGCACCGTGGACAGCGTATCTGCAATGTGCTGGAACACACCCTCGAAGATTGGAGCGAGGAGCGAACAGAAGCCCTGCCACACTGTGGATAGAACTTCTGTAATGCTTTCAAACTCAAAGCCCAGGCTGTTCAGCCGGTCAACGATACCCTGACAGAAGCCGCTGACCGTTTCTTTGATCTGCGTCCATGTCGCAAGGATATTCTCTCGAAATTCATCATTGGTTTTCCAGAGATGCACAAAGGCAGCCACCAAAGCGGCAACAGCTGCGATAATGGCAAGCAGCGGCCCTAATGACACACCCAACGCTCCGGTAATGGCTCCGATGCCACTCTGCACAGCCGAGAAAAGGGCAGGCAGTTTGGACACTGCGGAAAAAACTGTTCCCACGCCGGAGATGGTCTTTCCCAATACCACCAGCATCGGTCCCAGAGCAGCAGCTATCAGTGCAATTTTCGCAATGGTTTCTTTTGTCTGTGGGTCTAATTGGTTCAGCTTGTCCACCAGTTCCTGAATACGGGAAACAATGGAGCGAATGGTAGGCATCAGAATGTCAGAAAAGGAGATCGCCAACTCTTCCAGCTGGGACTTCAAGATGGTCACTTGTCCGGCAAGGTTATCCTGCATGACCGCTGCCATTTTTTCAGTCGTACCATTGTAGCCATCTACTGTATCCGAACAGGTGTCAATGGCATTGGACAGCTTTTCAAAGTCCGCCGGGGAACCGTTGATGATCGCCAGCATACCGGACATGGCCTCTTTGCCAAACAGCGATGCAGCCGCCTGTGCCTGTTCTGCCTCAGAAAGTCCGCCCAATTTCTGTCGGAGTTGTTCCATGAGTTCCCGCAGAGAATACATCTTGCCGGAACTATCCGTCAGAGAAATACCGTACTGTTCCATGGCAGATGCCACTGTATCTGTCGGCTTTGCCAGATTGGTGATGGCAGAACGCAGTGCTGTACCAGCCTGCGAGGATTTGATACCGGCGTTTGCCATCAGTCCGATGGCAATGGCAGAGTCTTCGGCAGAATAACCCAAGGAACCCAGTACCGGAGCGGCATACTTGAAAGTTTCACCCATCATGCTGACGTTGGTATTGGCATTGGAACTTGCAGCCGCCAGAATGTCCGCAAAGTGTCCGCTGTCCGAGGCAGACAAGCCAAAAGCAGTCAGAGCATCTGTGACAATGTCCGAGGTAGATGCCAAGTCCTCACCACTGGCGGCAGCAAGATTCATAATGCCTTCGATACCGCTGAGCATATCGTTGGTTTTCCAGCCTGCCATCGCCATATAGTTCATGGCTTCGGCAGCTTCACTCGCTGAAAATTTTGTTTTGCTGCCTATTTCACGTGCTTTTCCCGGAGAGCATCCATCTCTGAACCGGTTGCACCCGAAACAGCTGCCACCTTTGACATGGCGGAATCGAAATCCGCACCGGTTTTCACGGCAATGGTTCCCAGAGCAGTGACACCGGCGGTGACCGGCAGCAGTTTCTGTCCCACACCAGAGATCTTATTCCCGGCGGACTGCAGCGTTTCACCCAGAACGCCCATCTTTTCCAAGGCGGTGTGAGAATTGTTTGCTTCTGTGGTCAGGCGTTTCAGTTCGTTTTCGGTTTCGATGATCTCCCGCTGTAAGGCATCATACTGCTGCTGTGAAAT